TAATACAAGAGATTTAGGTAGTTCTACAAAAAGATGGAAAGATATTTACTTATCTTCTAACTCAATTGACTTAGCAGGTGCTACTATTTCCTCTGACGGAACAGGTGCCATTTCTATCGCTGCTACTGGTGCTACATTACCTGAAGGTTCAAAAGCAGGTACAAATAAGATTGCTGTTGCTGTTACTGGATCAGGTGGTGCTGAACAAAATGCTATTGTTGTACCATTTTTTTCAAATGCTGGTGGTCTATCAACTGCCAACGCTAACTTTAATTTTAACGCTACTGTTGATGAAAAGTTTGTATTTACAGGTTCAAAAACATTTACATTATCTACAGGAGCAAATTTAAGTGATAGTAATATCACACTATTTCAGTTTTAACTAAATAGATAAGAGAGAGAATTATGGCAGATAAAAAACCAATACGAACGGTATTTAATGATAGTGGTGTCGCCACAGGTTTAGCTGAATTTCAATCTGGTGATACAGTACCTTTAATACACGGTGGTTTAGGAGCCGCCTTATCTATTGGCTCTGCTGGCCAGGTTTTAAAAGTTAATAGTGGTGCTTCAGCGCTAGAGTTTGGTGCTGTTGAAGCTATTATTAATATAGATACGGCAACCAATTTAACCTCACAAACACTAGAAGCCTCAGATCAAATTATGGTGTCGGATGGTGGCACTGAGGGTAGAGCAACTCTATCTCAAATACAAGCAGCTATAAAAGACACAACTGCTACACTTACAAACAAAACAATTGCTTTTGGTAGTAATACAGTATCAGGTACTTTAGCACAATTTCAAACTGCCGTTACAGACGCCACACTTGTAGATTTAGACGATAGTCAAACTTTAACAAACAAAGCTATCAATGCCTCTAATAACACAATATCTAATATAGTTAACTCAAACTTATCTGGTAGTGCTGGTATTACAAACGCTAATTTAGCAAACTCAACTGTTACAGTTGGTAGCACATCAATTAATTTAGGTGCCTCAGCAACAACTATTGCTGGTGTATCAGACCTAACAGTAGGTACAATTAATATTGCTGGTAATGAAATTAAATCAAGCGATTCAACAGTTGTTGAGATTGGTGGTGGTGACGGATTAAGTGTTGCTGGTAATTTAACTGTTGCTGGTAATATGACTGTGACCGGTAGTACAACAACAGTATCATCTACAAATACAACATTAGCAGATCAATTCATAGAATTAGGTACAGGTAGAACAGGAACAGCTTCTGGTGACGCTGGTATTGTTATTGAAAGAGGTAATGATGCAAATGCTATTATTGGTTTTGATGAAAACGTTGATGAGTTTATAGTAGGTACAGGTACATTTACAGGTAGTTCTACTGGTAATCTTACATTTACACATGGAACATTATCAACTGCTGGAAATAAAATTTATAAAGCTGGTACATCACATGCTGTATCTTTAGTTGCCTCATCTAGTTTATCGGGTAATGTCACTTTAACTTTACCTATAAATGATGGTGACGCCAATCAACTTTTATCTACAGACGGATCAGGAAATTTAGCTTTTATATCTGCTACGGCCGCTTCAGGTGCTGGTCTTTCAGATTTATCAGATGATAGTACACCAAGTCTAGGTGGTAATTTAGATATGAATGGTGCTGACATTATTACATTATCTAATGGTAATATAGATTTATTACCTCATGGCACTGGTAAAGTAATCATGGATGGTAATGGTTCTTCAGGTGGTGTTAGTGTATCAGATGGATTAATTGATATAAGAACAGGCACAGGTGCTGTATCTAAAATAAAATTTTATTGTGAGTCAGGTAATGCTCATGCTCAAACTATACAAGCTTCGCCACATGCTTTAGGTAGTAGTTCAGTTTCAGTTTTACCAACAGTGTCAGGTACTTTAGTAGGTTCAGGCGATACTGATACAGTTACAAATACCATGATAGCAAACTCAACTATAACTATTTCAGATGATAGTTCAACAACAGTTAGTTTTCCATTAGGTGGTGGTTTTACTTTATTAGGTGGTTCAGGTATTACAACAACTTTAAGTGGCACAGAAATGACTATTGCTACAGACGGTGGTGTAGTTACAGAAACATCTACAGACACATTAACAAATAAAACAATTAGTGGGTCAAATAATACTTTATCTAATATAGCAAATTCATCACTTAGTAATTCAACTGTAAATTTTGGTGGTGTAACATTAGCTTTAGGTGCTAGTGACACAACACCAGCATTTGATTTATCAGACGCTACTGCTTATCCAACATCTAGTTTGACAGGTACAATTACAAATGCTCAGTTAGCAGGATCAATAGCCGCTAGTAAATTAGCAGGTTCTATTGGTAATGATAAACTTTCTAACTCATCATTTACAATAAGTACAGATGACAGTTCAACAGTTTCAGTGCCATTAGGTGGTGGTTTATCTGTTTTAGGTGGTACAAATATTAGTTCAGTAATAAGTGGTAGTGAAATAACATTAAATTTAGGCACAGGTATTGACGCTGCTAAATTATCAGGTGGTAATGTTTCAAATACAGAATTTGATTTTTTAAATGGTGTATCAAGTGCTATTCAGACACAATTAGATACAAAGGCGGCTACATCATTTGCTATTGCTCAGGCCATAGCGCTTGGATAAGAGTATAAATAGTAGGAAATAAGGAAAATTATGGCAACACCAGCAACAAGAAGTAATTTAAAAGAATATGCTTTAAGAGCATTGGGAAAACCAGTCATTGAAATCAATGCTGATGATGACCAATTAGAAGATAGAATAGACGAAGCTCTACAATATTTTGCTCAATATCATTATGATGGTATTAAAAGAACATATCTTAAATACAAATATACACAAGCAGATAAAGATAGAATAGCTGCTATCAATCCTATATCTGAAACAGGTACAGATAATGCCAATGGTGGTGTTACAACTACATGGAACGAAGATAAGAATTATATTGTAGTGCCCGAAAGTGTTGTATCAGTAATTAACGTATTACCATTTTCTAATAAAGGTAACTTAAACTTATTTGACGTAAGATACCAATTAAGATTAAATGACTTATATGACTTTTCATCTACAAGTATTATAAACTATGATGTAGTGTTAAGACATTTAGATTTTTTAGATCATATATTAGTTGGTGAAAAACCTTTAAGATTTAATCAACATGACAATAAGTTGTACATTGATATGGACTGGTCAAATGATTTAGCAGTAGGTGAATATATTGTTATTGAGTGTTATAGAAAATTAGATCCTACTGTTCAAACAGATGTTTTTAATGATATATTTTTAAAAAGATATGTAACTGCTTTATTTAAAAAACAATGGGGTGCCAACTTATCTAAATTTAATGGTGTAAGTATGATAGGTGGAGTTACATTAAATGGTCAACAAATTTATTCTGAAGCATTATCAGACATAGAAAAACTAGAACAAGAAATAAGATCGTCATATGAATTAAATCCGGCTATGATGATAGGATAACATGCCATGGCAACAAATCATTATTTTCAAGGTGGCAACGGTATTGGCAGTAACAGTGAAAAGAAACTTTACGAAGATTTAATCATAGAAGGCCTAAAAATTTATGGCCAAGATTGCTACTACTTACCAAGAACACTTATAAACAGAGACCTTATACTAGGCGAAGACGTAGCCAGTAAGTTCAATGCTGCCTATCTTTTAGAGATGTACATGGAAACTACAGAGGGTTTTGCTGGTTCACAAGAGATAATTAATAAGTTTGGTTTAGAGATCAGAGATGACACAACATTTATGATTTCTAAAAGAAGATGGCAAGATTCAGTAGATGATCCTGCTACAATGATTGTAGATGGTAGACCAAACGAGGGTGATATAATCTACATGCCATTAATGAATGGCTTTTTTGAAATTCAATTTGTTGAAGATCAGGAACCTTTCTTTCAATTAGGAAATTTACCTGTTTACAAATTAAGAGCTACACGTTGGGAATACAGTTCAGAGCAAATAGATACTGGTGTTGAAAGCATTGACGCTGCTGAAGACAAACATACTTTAGATCAATTAGCACATCAAGTTAGTTTAGAAAACGAAGATGGTGCTATGTTATTAGAAAATGATTCAGTAAGTGGTGACAGTAATTATTTCTTACTTGAAACATATGCTATACAAACACAATCGCCATATGCTGATAACTTAGACTTAGATAGTGAGGCTGGTTTTGATACTGCTTCTACAGCAGATGACATATTAGACTTTACAGAGAGGAACCCTTTTGGGGATGCGGATTTTTAGATGTTCGGATATTTTTATAACGAAAGTATGAGAAGAATGACAATTGCCTTTGGGCAGTTGTTTAACAACATACAAATTAAAAGAAAAGACTCTAATGATAGTGTAATACAATCTATCAGAGTTCCTTTAGCATATGCTCCAAAAGAAAAGTTTTTAACTAGATTAGATCAACAACCTGATTTAGATAGCAGAGAGTTTGCTATTACATTACCTCGTATGAGTTTTGAAATATCTACTATTGAATATGACGCTAGTAGAAAACTAAACAGATTACAAAAATTTAAAAAAGTTAAAACAAGTGCTGAAGGTAAAACTTTAGATTTTAATTATATGCCGGTGCCTTATAATATTTCATATACTTTAAATGTATTTACGGCAACTGCTGAAGGTGGTCTACAAATTATAGAACAAATATTACCATACTTTCAACCAGACTATACAGTGACAGTTAATGCCATACCTGGTTTAGATATTAAAAGAGATGTACCTATAGTTTTAAATAGTGTTAACTATGAAGACTCATATAATGGTGATTACACAACAAGAAGAGCTGTAATATATACTTTAACATTTACAGCCAAAACTTACTTGTTTGGCCCAGCACAAACTCAAAAAGTTATTAAGCAAACTCAATCAGACCTATATAATGAT